GAGTATATAACCGAGTATTTTTATTAGGTTTTTAGGTGTTTTTTGAACCTAAAAAGCATTGATAATCAACATATTTTTAAATCAATGCAAAATTCATAACCCAAAGGTCACGGGTTCAAATCCCGTCTTCGCTACAAAAATTAGATAACAGAAAATGAGTGATTTATATGTATAAATCACTCATTTTTTATGTCAGAATTTAGTGAAAAACTTAAAAACGCATACGCTAACGCATACGGAAACGCATACGAAATGAAAAACAAAGGTCTCTATACAAAACCACAAATCTATGATGCTGGAGGCGATACTTCTAAACGTTGGTACGTGTACTTCTCTTATCTAAATCCTAAAACTAACAAGATGGAGAGGCAAACACCACTCTACTATGGTATCAACCGATTGAAAGATGCTTCAGAACGCCGTGCAGCCGCTAAACAACTGCGTGATATGGTAGAAAATGTGCTGAAAAATGGTCATAGTCCTTATGAAGAGGGGTATACTGAAGAAAAAGTAATAACCATAGAGAAAGCCTTAGAATTAGGTCTGGAAAACGCTCAGGCTACAATGCGTGAATCTTCCTTTAAAGACTATAACTATCGCTTGCGTACCTTTCTAAAATGGCTATACGACAACGGTTTCAAAGGGCGCATACTCTCCAGCATCACTAAAAAAACGGTACTCAACTTCCTAAATAGTGTATTGCAACGCACAAGCCCCAAAAACCGTAATAATTTCCGCGCAAACCTCTCTATATTATTTACATTCTTAGAAGAAAACGAATATATCACCGATAATTTTGTCAGCAAAATACCAGTGCTCAAAGCAAAGCCTGAACGCAATAAAACCTATACCCAAGTACAAGAAGACAAACTATTTAAATACCTTGAAACTCACGACAAGCAACTGCTGCTGATGATTAAATTTATAAGTTACAACTTCCTACGCCCTATCGAGGTGTGCCGATTACAAATAAAAAATATCAATTTTGAAGAACGCCAACTCGTAGTAGATGCTAAAAACCAATTACAAAAAACAAAAATCATTCCCGAACTCCTCTTTAAGGAAATTGAACACCTCAAAGGTACAAATCCTAATTACTTTCTGTTTGCTCCTCAAGGTGTGGGGAGTTGGGAAACTACTGAAATGAACAAACGCAATTATTGGACTAAGCGGTTTAAAAAAGTGAAAGAAGTATTTAGTATGGGTAGCGAATACGGTATTTACTCATTTAGACATACCTTTATTACTAAGCTGTATCGTGAGTTGCGAAAAACACTTACCCCGCACGAAACTAAAAGCCAACTAATGCTTATCACTGGGCACACTACCTTTACCGCCCTCGATAAGTACCTGCGCGATATTGATGCCGAGCTGCCTGCCGATTACTCAAATCTCATTCTCCAAGCCTCGCGCTAAGTAGGTTACTATCTCCTCGCCGCGTGCTTGTGCTAATTCCGTAGCCAAATATTCCATTGCCCTACTATCGTCCACTACCTTCTGAATAAACGGACGTTTAAGTTGCCCCTTGCGATAGCCGTGAGCATTCACACGATATTTCGTTTCTCTCGGCTTGTGGCGCGTACGCTCGTGCGCCTTGCGTAGCCTGCCTTTTTCAATACCGTAATGAAGCACAAAGCCGTGCCTGCCCATCACAATCGCAATACCTTTAAGGTACTGCTGTTTGGTGCCGTCCATACGTTTAGATGTGCGGTAACGAGGCTTCGCCTGCGCGTTCTGCAAAGCGTTCTTATCCCCGCGCACGTGCTTGCCAAACCTGCTCGTCTCGCCTCTTAGCGAGCTCTGCAACATTACAGCTGCTTTCTTGCCTATTTCCTTTTCCTCATTCATAATTCGTCATTAGTTACACCCCACCGATACTGTCCAATCCTCTTGTTTTACGATTAAAGGTGTTGGATTTTTGAAATGTACTTCTACATCTACACCAAAGAAATGCGCTTGAGGGTCCTCTACAGGGTAGATTTTCGTCAAATCCTTTTCAAAGGAATTATACAGAAAATGCCCCTTTTGGTTGTTATCCCAACGGATACGCGCCAAACACTGTAACGCAATGGCTTCAGCCTTACTGATAAGCTCCTGCTGCGCCTCAAAATTGTCGTGCGGCGCATTCGCATAGATAACCGAAAACGTAAGTTTACGCCTACCCATAGTATTCAATTCGCCTCCGTCTAACCCTAATTCGTAATCGTAAATAGCTAAAAAAGGTGAGGCTATGCCATTGAAGGAGCGTTCTTTTTCGGCAATCTCACGAGAGAAATAACCCACTTTATCCTTGATATGGATATTCTGGTCTGCTAAATCGGAAAAATATTTTTTTAATTGAAGATACATGTTAATTATTTTTTTCTTGCTGTTCTGCTTGTAATATAGATTCGGTGAGTACTTCAAAGAAATCATACACGCGGGTGGCATTGCACTGGTGCCAGTTGCCCAACGGCTGATGCTTATCCATTGCCATTACGCTGATAATCTTTGAAAATGGCGTATAGCTCTTTAATGACGAATTACGAAACACGAATGACGAACCCTCATCATTTTTCTCTCGTCTTTCGTCTTTAGCACCGAATATTTTTGGAAACCTTTTGATGATATATTCCCTACAGCAAGTATACGCAAATGCTACCTCGTAGGCGGTAGTTATAGCTGTCTTATCGGTATGCTCGGCTACTTGGGGGAGGTTTAGCACATCAAAAGGTTGGTCGGCAAAGTTGTAAAGCGAGGCTACCAACTGGCGCAACAGCAACTCGTCCTGGTACTGCGAAAGGCGCAAACGATAATAGATACTATCAGCTACGGAAAACTGTTTGATAGTAAGATTTGCCAAACGAGGGGCAGTTGCTACCATTTTCGTGAGATCAGGAAAATGGTATAGCTTTTCGGTAGAGAGGAAAGGCTCGGCGTATTGCCATAGTGTAGTGAAAGGGACTTCTTGCAATAACTGCTGTTGGGTACGATTAGGTAGGTGCGAAATCAATACTTTTATAATACGCAAAGGCGTTTCTTCTGTGTTATCCAATGTTAATAGAATCCTGCACAACGCCCCTCGTTGCTGCTCATTGAGTTCTTCATAAGTTTGTGGTATTGTTATATCCATTATCGTCTGTTTTTTTCTCTGATGTTTTCATATTCTTTAATAGCGCGCTGCATTTCTCTACCATTCTTAGCATCGGCAATCACGTAGGCGTCTAAACCGTTTTTCTCGAGGCGGTCGAGGGTAGCGGTGAGCTGAGTGAGGGTGTTTTTGAGTTCGCTCATAGAAGTTTCAGACTTTAACAAACTTTCGGATTTTGCCAAAGTTGAGGGTTCGTCGGACACTGCCAATACATTACCACCAGTAGCGTAAGTGTTTTGCGCCTTACCAGTGCGTTTGGCTTCTATCCACTCGGTAACGCGGGCGACTTGCGGGTCGGAGAGTAGCATTGCGGGTATTACGTACTCTTTGCCGTGCACTACCCCTGCTACCTCTTGCCCTGTTTCATCGGTAAAACCTAAGCCCTTGGTATAACCTCCCTTGGCATAACTTGGGGGCTGTTGTGCTGCTACAATTCCTAATTGTACCGCACCTATTGCACCTACTATAGCAGCCAAAGCAGTACCCGCCAAAGGTCCTGCATCCGAATAGGCTCGCATTACCGCCATAGCTGTATTGGCTATGATATTGAGCATATTGGCAGCTTTTTGGGCTTTGAACTGCTTGAGGGCAAGTTCTTTCTTTTTGGCTTCTGCTTCCTCATCAAGGCGTTGTACTTCCTTTTGGTATTGCGCTTGTGAAATATACCCTTGGTTGAGTTGGTCGAGTAGGGCTTGTTTTTTCTTTTGTTGGTTAGCTGTATATTTGGAGAGTTCGCGAGCATTGAGGTTTTCCTGCAACTGGCTAAAAGCACTAAATGCGTTGTTCATTGCCCCTATGCCCATTTCGACAGCTCGAAAGCGCGCGTGAACATTGTCGAGGTTAGCAAATACATTTTCCCATTCGGCGGCAGTAAAACCTAATACATCAACCCTTTCGAGTTCTGAGCCTGCTGCTTTATCTACCTCTTTGGTATTTAAGTTATCCAACTGCTCTTTTACTTTAGTCATCTGCTCTTCCACCTTCTGAATATCTTCTATAAGTTTATCTTTGGCTTCACCCGTAACGGTTTGCAGGTAATCCATTAGGAGTTTCTTTTGCGCCTCGAAGCTGGCGAGGCTTTCTTTTAAGATTTCTTCATCGGCTTTGCGGCGGAGGGCTTTTTTAGCGTCTTCTAAGGTTTTGATTTGCGATAGTTCTTTGTCGGAAATCTGTCCGCGTAGAGCTTCTTTGGCGGTGTCTAAATCTTGAATGAGGAGGAGTTCCTCTGCCTTTTCACGTTTTTTCACTGCAAGGCATTCGTTCATTTCTTTGAGGGTGCGCTCTACTTCTTTGGCACTATGCTTTTCGCGTACTTGGGCTAGTTCGGCTTGTTCTTGTTTTTCGTATTCAACAGCTATTTGCTTGTTGAGTTCTTGCAATTTGCGTTTTTCTTGGATTGTTTTTAATAGGTTCCGATCGTTATTGCCTTTAGCTTCTGTTTTTAGTTTTAGAATGTCCTGCTCTAAATCGGCGTTTTCTTGTTGTAGCTTGAAGCGCTTGTCATTATACTTCTGCTCGGTAAGAGCCAGCTGTTTGTCGAGGCTTTCCTCCAATCCCTGCGTAATTTCTTTTTGCAATTCTTGCTCGGCTGCCAAGCGCGCCTTATTAGCATTGCGGTACTCATCGGCGTAGTCTTTGGGCTGTTTTTTGGTTTTTGTTTCGCTTTCAATTGGAGCTACTGGGGTAACCTCTTCATTGCCAACAGTCACTCCATTTTTTGCGTTTTCTTCTTGTTGTTTAAGGAGAAGATCGGTAGCTGCTTTCAGTTCGTCGTTTGCTTTTTTAACATTTTTCGTTTTGTTTTTGGTAGCCGTTACTATATCATCACTCATTGCCGCGATAGGGTTGCCAAAGTTTTTCATTCCATTCAGTGCACGTTCATACCAAGCTATATTTTCTTCTAATGATGAATATTCTTGTTTGGCAAGGGCTTCAGCTTTTTGGTCAACAAGGGCTTTTAAATATTTTTCACGTGCAGCCGCTTTGATACTTTCGATATATTTATCTAAAGCGTTTTTAGCTTGCAAAGTGTTAGCCGTTTCAACTGTCAGTTGTTTGTTATATTGGGGTACAAGTCGGTTCAGTTCGTCTACTGCTTTCTTACGTTCAGTATAACTCTTATTGGTGTCGTTAGCAGTTTTGAGGAGTTGTCGCAGATGATGTTCTTGTGCTGCTGTTTGTACGTTAGCTTCTTTGATAGCATCGTTCTGTATTTTGAGCTGCACATTCACTTCTTTCTGTTTGTTAGAAAATAATACAAGAGCGGAAACTACAGCTGTTATAGCCCCTAATAGTAATCCCCAAGGGTTCATTTTGGTAACGAGATTGAAAGTGCGCATTGCGGCTGTTGCTCTAATAGTATTACCTGTAAGTGTTGCCTTGGCAGCCGAAAGCAGCAATACAGTACCTTTCCACAAAGCGGTAGTAGCATTTGCTACTTTCATAGCAGCATTGTACAAGATGGTTTGTTGCCAAGCTGCTTTGGTGGCTATGGTAGAGAGATAGACGGCGGCGCGGTAGCTTACTACGGCGGTAGTACATACTGCTATGGCTTTTGCTAAAAATGAGATACGCTCGCGGAAGACTTTCACGCCATCGCCTGCTTTGGAGGTTACCCCCGTGAGCCAGCCCAGTAGCTTGATAAGTCCGCCGAACCATTGCGCCATAGTGTCGGAAGTAAAGGTTTCGGCAAATACTTTCTTTATCTTCTCCCATATAGCGGCGGTATTTTCGTTCACCTTGTTGAACTCGTTCTGTATAGAAGTGCCGTCCTGCATTGCTTGTCCTGAGAGGTTCATCAGAGAGCGGAAGCGGTCGGCATTGTCGCCAGCGGTACCCAATGCTTTTTGCACCTCGAGGGTGTTGAGCTTTAAGCCTTTGAGTACGCCTGCTGTTTGCTCGGCTCCTAAGCCTTTGAGGCTTTCGCCAAAGCGCAAAAAGAACTCTTCGGGGTGGGTGTTGAACAGTTCAGAGGCTTCTTTGGTGGTGATTTTCATCTGTTTGGCAAAGGCGGCGATATTATTACCCGCCACGCTCATAAAGCGCGAGTAACCGCTGGAAGCCACTTCGGCATCGATACCACTTTCTTCAAAGGCAGCTCCGAGTCCTAATGTTTTTTCAATAGAGGGTTTTAGCACTGCAGGCAATGCCCCTATGCGGGTGGCAAAATCGGTGATATTCTGCTCGCTACTGCTACCATTAGCCCCCAGTTCGTTGAGGGCAGAGCCAATGGCGTTGAGGGCTTCGCCATAGTTCTGGTCGCGGGTTTCCTCGAAAAGGTTTTTGAGTTTGCCCACCTTGGTAGTTACCTCTTCCAATCCGCCTTGGAACGAGTCGCCCAAGGCAACGTATATCTTATCGATTTCTTCGGTGAACTCCTTGATTTGCTCTTTATCGGTAATACCCAAGCGACCGCCTATTTGGGCGATATTGAGCAGTTCTTGCTTGGAGGTGCGGGTATTGAGATTGTCGAACTCGTTCCACAGCTCGCGTACCTGCTCGGAGGCGAGCCCTGTGGTTTTCTCTACGCCTGTCATCAGGTCGGATACTTTGAGGAGTTCGTCCACAGATTCGCGGGCTTTGCCAACAAAAGAGGAAAAGAAGCCCGTGATAAGGTTGCCAGTGAATACCCCTCGCACGATGTCGCCAAAGCGTGAAGTACTGGTAGCCGTTTGGTTTATAGCCCCATTCACTTGGTTTATTTCATCGCGTACACGGTTGAAGTGCGCTTGTGCCTCACGCAATTGCGCTGCGCGCTGTTGGAACTCTTCAGTACCAGGAGTGAGGTTGCGAAGTTCACGAGAGAGTGTGCGCACCTCGCGGTTTAAGGCAGTAAAAGTATTCTCTACCTCCTTACCGTTGATACGTATCGTAAGTTGTGATGTAGTGTTGTTGCTTGCCATTTTAATTCACTATTGTTTGTTGTCCGTTGGGGTTTTTGTCGAGGGTAGTGAGGTTGATGTTGGGGAAGTTGCCGTATAGGGTGCTGTCCCAGTTGTTCCAATCGCGGATACGCTCGAAGACTTCGAGGGTGCGCAATCGTTTTACGGGCATACGGGTGGAGAGAATGGTGTACGCCTCGCGCTTGTCGCTACCACTACCACTGAGGTTTTTGCCCCCTGGTATGCCTGCCCCGAGCAAACAAGGGTCTACCCCCATAGGGAATAGTATTTCGGAATTGCCGGCACTGGCATCGGGCAGGAAGTTGCCGTCCTTAATCTTGTCGTCGATAGGGATTACCTCAATACCTTTGATAAGATTGTTGTTGCTATCGCGAAAGAATGGTGACACAAAGGAACGCCCTGCTGCTTTGTTGCCACTCATGTGATCGTCGATTGCCTTAATGGTTTCTTGTCGGGCGGCTTCACGTTTTTCTTGTGGCATTTCCTGCCATTCCTCGCGCCCAAACTTGTGAAGGAAGAAATCATCGGCGATGTATATCACGTACTTTAGGTTCAATTGGTTTTCAAACATATATTTTTTGAACGAGGGCACGGAAAGGACTACATCTACCCAACCGTTGTAGAATGAACTATGCCATTTTACCTTTGGGTAATTTTTTTCGGTAGTGAGCGGGCGCATTACGGGTACGATAAACTTTTCGATTTTCTTTTCCTTACAATAGGCTTTGAGGGTTGCGACATTGTGAATATCCGAGAAAAAGGGTACTTCTACGGTTAGCTCCTCGTTGAGGGTGTCGCCCCAAGTGGTATTGATATAGACTTTATCGACAAAGCCTTTTTTGTTAGGCACTCCTAAGCGACAATGGGGGGCTTGTTGGCGTTTTACGGATACGATTTTGTCGGAATTGGGTGCGAGCAGGTATTCGACAAAAGCAATGCCGTAGGTTTCAAAATCTTCGATAATCTCTGCCATTGTTACATCCCAACGGCAGGTTTTGAAGAAGCTATCAATCTCGGGGAATGCGGAGCGGAGGCGTTCGCGCGTGGTTACGCCCTCTTCGGTTTCTACATCTTGATAAAGGCGGAAGCCCAAGCCGTAGTGAGCGGAGATGAGCACCTCCAATCCCCCAATAGCTGCGCCCGTTTTGTTAAGTTTTTTGGTGAACTCCTGCGGGTATAGGTTATTGTCGCCCCAAGCGGCAAACTTATCGGTGTCGCTTGAATCTTTTTGGGTTTTGGGGGTGGAGAGGCTTTGCTTATCGGAGCCAAAGAGTACAGCCGTTTTGGAGGCTGAAAGCATATAAAAATCTTTGTCTAATTGTTTCATTATTTCCATTTTTCACTTTGGTAAGTGTAGCCAAAGTCGTTAATAATAATTGATACCATTTGTAGCACGTTCATTTGGTTGCCTGCGCGCTTGGTTACTTCAATATACTCGCTATCGTTCCAATCGATATTGTAGCAGAAGCCGTCGCGTAGTAGATAGATAGAAGGATATATACACGTTTTCCACACATCTAATGAAAGGATACGGTTAGCCGTTTCTTTAGTGAAAAAGATACTCCCTTGATATTCTTCATTAGCTGTTCTTTTCATTATATTTTCAGGAGGTTTGTATCCTTCGGGGAAAAACTTTGTAAAATAGTATACAGGTTTTCCATAATTATCAGATAAATCTTTTTTGGTTACTATATCCATTTGCCGATTTACTAATTAGTAGATTACTTCTTTTCCGTTGAAAGCGACGATAAAAAGGATACAAATTTTCTTTATAGTTCCGTCGCTGAGTTTGAGATTGCGGGTTTTGTTTTGCCAGTGATTGGGGTTCTTTTCAAAATCTTGCTTGTGGCGGGGTTGCTGCATAAGGGTTGCGCCCGTGTAAGTGCAGAGTTTGCCACCAAAGCTGTTTTGCTTGTTGTAGGTGCGTACGGTTATGGTGAAAGGTATGGGCTTTTTGCGCTGGTCGAGTTTTCTCATTTCAGCCAGTACGTCCCTTAAAAAAACTTTGTTCATAGGTGTTTGTGATTTATTTGGCAAAAGTAATAGGTAGGGATTTATTGGGAAAGGACAGGCTTTTTTATCATTATAAAATTGTTAAGTACTTGATATTGAATAGGTGGAGCGGGTGAGGGTGCGGGCGTATGCTCACTGAAAGGCAACGAAGCCCATCGCCGCCTTAATGTTTTTTACAATTTGAATTTAGGAAAATGGGGTGATATATGGTGGAGGGCAGGTGGCAGGTGTTAGGTTTCAGGTTTCAGGGGAGAGGTAAGAGAAAAGGGGCGCACTCGGTGATGAGTGCGCCCCTAAGGTTGTTAAACAATAACAGTAACAATGGTTACTGTGTTATGGTACTGGCTGCCTTGCGGATACGTTCGGCGATGTCGTATAAGGCTTGTTGTAACTTTTGCTTCT